TACCAAGATTTCGGATGAAATCAAGAAATCGCTTGCTTCTAAGGTAAAGGAACACAATGACGAATATGGGGATCAAAAGGGTAAACGGGTAACGCAAGGGATGCTTGAGGCCGTATTCCGTAGAGGCGTTGGCGCTTATCACACCAATCCGCAATCAGTAAGACCTACTGTTCAAGGTCCAGATCAATGGGGTTTAGGACGTGTAAATGTTTTCTTGAGGGCGGTTAGAACGAATAGGTTCCCAAGTGGTAAATTTGACACCGATCTTTTACCAGAGGATCATCCCTTAAAAACAGGAAAAGATAAATGAATATCGGATCAGTGCAAGCGGCTAAAGGTTCTTATGGACCAGCCATATATAAGTTCGGTTTTAATGCAGCGATTACAACCGATGAGGAAACAGTATGGGACGCTGGGGGTGTTTATAATTATCCATCAAGCGCGGGGGTGGCAACGGTTGTAAGCTCATCAACGGCAGATGATCTTGTTGGCACTGGCGCACAGAAGGTAAAGATTGAGGGTCTTGATGCTAACTATAATGCTCAAATCGTCGAAGTCGAAATGGATGGGACGACTAATGTTTCAACAACCGAAACATTTATAAGGGTATATCGTGTTTATGTAAGCCAAGCTGGTAGCGGCAAGGTTAATGCTGGAAACATTACGATCTCTATCGGTGGTTCGGTAAGGGCGCAGATTAGTGCCAATCAGGGGCAAACGCTAATGGCTGTATATACCGTTCCAGCGGGATTTACAGGGTATGTTACGCAATGGTCATTTAGTTCTGGTGCTTCAGCATCTAACAAGTATTTAGATGGGCGGCTAATAATTCAAAGGTTCGCGGGGATCATTCAAACAAAGGCGCGTTCAACAATTCAAAACACCTCTTTCGTTCAAGACTTGCAGGTCGCTACGGTAGCTAATGAAAAGGACGATATAGAAATTCGGGCTGTTACTTCATCAGGCACAGATGCGGTTTCTGGTACATTCTCTGTTTTATTGAAGAGAAATTAATGAAACTTACAAAAACTGATGCCGTTGATCTTTTCCAAGAGATAGGCCGAATATTTGAACGTGATTGGAATGAGCTATCAGGCATGGAGCTTTCAAAGTGGGATCAAGATTTGCTTATGGGGGTCGCCTGTTACAGTGCTTTATTCCTGAGAGGCGAATATAAAACGCTAGACTTGGCACAAGAGAAAGTTCTTCAACATATACGAGATCAGGCGACAAAGAACCCAAATTACAACAAGGTAAGAAAGCGCACCACCTTGGGCATCTACAAGCTATTCCGCGAACTAGAAAAGCAAATGGATGCGACGATACCGAAAGATAAGGATTTGTGATGAGCCAGTACAGTGGAAGAGATTGGCCTTTTCCTTGGGAAACCCAAAAGCATTTTGTTCCAAAGGTAGACATCGCATCAAGGCTTGAGAGGGCGGCTTTGTTTTTGGGTGGCAGGGAAAATAAGCACTCTGAACTTTATACTTCGGCTGCGGACGAAATATATCGTTTACGTTTGCTATGTAATCAGAACAAGATTGATTATGGGGAAGTTCTGCCAAGGTGGGATGAATGGAATAACAGGCTTGAAAAGAAAAATCTTTTAGGATAGTGTTTTCTTATCGTACATGTCTGAAGTTACTATATTGGTCGGAAAAGGGGGTAAGTGCTTGCGTACTCGCCCCCCTTTTTCTTAATTGAATTGGTTTTGATCAAGAGAAATTAGCGCATAGCGTTTAATGTTATTTTATGGTATATTTAAGTTGCGATGTAGTTGAGTGCATCGTTCCTCCCTGTTAGACTGGGCCACGATTAAACCCGTGGCCCATTTTTCAAGAAGTCCTTTATTTCCTCTTCGCTCCACCTGTTTCCAACGCCCATATAATGAGGCTGTGGTAGGCTTTTGTTCCTGACGCCCCCTAAGAAGTCGGTTATCGTTAAGCCCAGCATACGGGCCGCTTGGACGGCCTTGATGTACTTAGGGAACCTAGACATCCTGCTCTAACCGATCCTGTGCGCCTGATATAATTGCTTTTAGGGTATATCTGTCAGCACTGTCTAGTATTCCGTTAATGAGTTTAGTACAGTCTGTTCCCCGAAATTCTATCCATCCGGTTGGGGCAACATTATTGCTTATATCTATGGTAAAGACATCAGGGAGGTAGTCGCTATATTGCCTCTCAAGGCTGTACGCTCTGTTTTCACGCCCATGAAAAGAAATTCTTTTTTTTGCGATAAAGTTCGGGTCGCACGTTATAATTTCAATCATCGTTTACCTCCAAAGTTTTAAGATATTGTATTGGTTTAAGCCTAGCAGAACCCGACATGATTACCTCCGTAATAATCAAAGTAATCATCTCCACAAATGACGTCAGCATTTATCAAGTCTACAAAATTATAAACCTCTGTAAAAACTGGTTTGTTTTTCTTCAATCTGTTTTTTCTCACTACTTGTTTATTAAATATTGGTCGCATCTTTGCAATCGCTAACGCTTCTACATCTCTTGCCTCTTCATATGTTTGGAAATATGATGTCATAATAAAATCAACTGAGTACCACCATGATTTATCATTTCGGTGCTGTCTTATTCGACTGCGAAGATTGTAAGTACAGCCAATGTAAAGGGGTATTACTCTCTTGTTTGGGCTATTCCCCTCTTTGTCGGCGTCTGGTAAAGAGCCAAGCAAGTAAACAGAATAGTGTTTTTTGAATGTTTTATGAGAACGATCCCTGCCCTCTGGCAAGCACTCAAAATGGTTCCAGATAAAGGCATTAGCAAATTGTTCATCTGAGGCCGCAGTTAATGGTTTGTCTTTCGGAAATGACATGGAATAGTTAAGACCATGGTTCCAATAATACATAGTCTCAGGGGGCGTTCTGGTCCATTTCTTTAGAGAAAGTTTAGTCATCGTTTACCTCCGAGGGGTCCATATACTCCTCTGCTATAACGAAGTCTTTTATTTCATCTTCGCTCAAGTAAACGCAAAAGCTGCGTATTACCTGTTCAAGATTATAATATCCTTGGTCAACCCGATCCAAGAATTTGTTAGTAACTTTGCGAGTGTATTCCATTCGATTAACCCTTTGCTGCTTTGTCGATGCCGAATGCTAAGTTGATGCCGTATGTTGCGCAATTGTGCATGCGTCTTGCGAGTGCGCTATGACTGCTTGCTGGATTTACCTTTGCAGCTTTTTCAGAACGAGCAGCTTGGTCAATAAAATATTGAATGGCTTTTGAGCCATCGTTATCAAGCTCGCGCATTTTAGCGTTGAAGATTTTTTTGGCTGTTTCCCATTTTGTAGGAAATTTTGGGTAGATGCTTGTCATTTCGTTTTCTCCTTATTGCCTATGTAACTTATATAGCATCTGTGGATATTGCTGTCAACGCAAAAAGTTAAAATAATTAACAAAAAAGTTATTGACATCAACAAATTTTGTGGATAAGTTGTATGCAAGGCAAAGGAGAAAGCACATGAGATACGATCTTTACCAAATCAAAGCAGCTACAGCGACACCCGCAGCGGACAAGGCCAAAATCGACATGATGATGGATTTCAGCGACAACAAGATAGGCGGTATAGCGCGGGATGCTTGGGACAAATTCTTTTATACTAGAGTGGCAACACTTGATGCGAAAGATTACAACGATGCTTTCGAGGTCGGGAATATTGGACCAGAAGAAAAGATTACTCGCTATGCTGCACTTTCATCAGCATCAGTCGGAGACATACTTATCGCAGAGGATGGCACCATCGCAGTAATAGCAAATATCGGATTTATCCAAATCGGATACAGCGCAGTACACGCAGCATAAGGGGGAATGAAAATGGTAAGAGAGGGACAAGTTATAGATGCGATTGATCACATCTTAGAGACAATGGATCGCAGAGGTTGGGACAAGCTGTCCGAGAAAAGCAAGAAGTCTTACGAGGCTTTATGGGCTTTACGCGAGGGGCTTGAGGGCAACCCAGATGATGGTACAAAGATGATCTTTTATATACCGTAAGGAGACAGACAGTGTTCCAATACAGCAAAAAGCGAGTTCACAAGGATGTTCCAGCTTGGGATATTTTTTACGGCGACAAGCGTTGTGGCTTGCTCACAGCATTTCCTCTGGACGGCCCAACGGCTACTATAAAGGTTGAACAGAATGTTAAAAGCGATATGAAGGCGATCGTAGAGCGCACGGTTGACGCCTCTACAGTCAATATGTGCTTTAACAGGGCTACAGAGTTGCACCAAGAAATGATTGAACATATAGTCATGGAGCTTTATTCGTGATACATCAATCATATGAACATACCAGTTTTTATCAAAGCCGAGGGTCGCAGACGATTAAACATTGCGAGAGAGCTTGGTGAAATAAACAGGCTTCGGCTGTCTTATGAAAAGTCTCTTGGCACCGCGATGCTTGCGGTCTTTGCAAAAGCTGGACAGCAAGCGGCAAATAATTTTGAACGCTTCAACAGCTTTACAATGAGAGACCTTCAACACGAGGCCGATGTTGAAAGGGTTCTTCGCGCACATTACGCAAGCGTCATTACTACTTTCAGCAATAGGGTTTATGACAATACAAAGCGCACGGCGTTTGAGCTTTTGATTGATCAATACATCTTGTTATATGGGGCAAACCGCATAACAGGAATAAGCAACACTACAGCTAATATTATCAGGGGTGCCATATTCGCAGGGGAAGCAGACGCGCTTGGAGTAGCCGCGATTGCTAGTTTGATCAGGGAACGCACAGGCGGCGCAATGGGGCGATCTAGGGCGGCTACAATAGCGCGAACAGAAACGCATGGCGCTGCATCATGGGCTACCCATACAGCGATACAAGATCAGCCTCTTAGATATAACAAGCAATGGGCTGCGGTATCAGATAGCCGCTCAAGGTCGCACCATGCGGTAATGAATGGTGTGCAAGTAGGACCAGACGAGGATTTTATAGTGCGTTACAATGGCGTTGAATATCGCATGTCGCATACGCATGATCCAAGAGGCGGTCCAGCGAACAATGTAAATTGCAGATGTGCAACTCTTTATGTTGCGGATGAGGACGAAATCTTTAGGGATTAACATATACTTCAAAAACCACTATTAGTATGTTACATTAGCTTAAACAACGAGGTCTAGTATGCCATTGCCACAGCCAAACTTGGGTGAAGATCGGGATGACTTTATGTCCAGATGTATGGGCGATGAAAAGGTAAGAGACGAATTTCCAGATAGTAATCAAAGGGTTGCTGTTTGTAATTCCCAGTACGAGGGCGCAAAGATGGTAAATGACAATACAGTTGATTGCGATGAAATGGAAGCAATTGACGAAACAAAATCAGAAACAATAGATATTGCGTTTGAGTATAAAGCGCATGATGACGCAGAGGAAAAGGGCGTATTTACTGGATATGGCTCAATTTTTGGCAACAAAGACCTTGGAAATGACATTGTTGTCGAGGGTGCTTTTGCTTCGTCAATTGGCAAAAAGGGCGCAAAAGCTGTCAAAATGCTTTACCAGCACCGTCAAGATGAACCAATTGGCGTTTTTGATGAAATCATAGAGGACCGCCGTGGCCTTAAAGTAAAGGGTCGTCTTGCTATGGGAACGCAGCGCGGACGCGAAGTTTATGAGCTTATGAAGATGGGTGCGCTTGATGGCCTTTCAATCGGCTATCGCGTAGACCCAAAGGGGGTTGAATATGATGAGAAGCGTAAAAGGCGCTATCTAAAATCTGTTGACCTAATGGAGATTTCCGCAGTCACTTTCCCCATGAACCCCCGTGCACGGGTTCAGGCAGTAAAGGGTGCGGAACGCACGGTGCGTGAATGGGAGGAACTTCTGCGGGATGCAGGTAGCCTATCGCGCAACGAGGCAAAGGTCGCCGCATCTGCGGTCGCCGTGGCACTGGAACAGCGGGATGCTGTAAAAGAGGAGACGCCAGAAGTCCTTGAAGCGATTAGTCGCTTTACAAACATCCTTAAATCCTAATCAACGGAGTGATCAAATGGAAGATCAGGTAAAAGTAGCCGTTGACGCAATGGCGGGTGCCTTTGAAGAGTTCAAAAAGGTAAACGATGCGCGTCTAGCGGAAATTGAAGCCAAGGGTTCATCTGACCCTGTAACAGAGGAAAAGCTTGCGAAAATCGAAGCTGACCTTGACCGTTACGAAGCCATTAACCAAAAGCTGGTGCAGCAAGAGAAAGCCAGCGAAAACTTTGGTGAAAAGCTTGGCGAAATCGAAAAGATGTTGAGACGCCCTGCAAACGCAATGGAAGCCAAAGAAGTCGACATTAGCCTCAAGGCTTGGGACAGCTTCATGCGCAAGGGTGAGCAAGGTATGGACGAAATGGAGCTTAAAGCTCTTACAGTCGGTACTGCGGCAACTGCGGGTAACTTGGCACCAGCCGAGTACGTTGAAGAGCTTGTAAAAGTAATTACAGAGATTTCTCCTGTTCGTTCTGTTGCGCGTGTTCGCCAGACATCAAACAAGGAAATCGAAGTTCCAAGCAAAACAGCGACTTTCGCGGCGGCATGGACAGCTGAAACTGGATCACGTACAGAGACAACTGGTTATACCACTTCTCTGAATACGATCCCAACCCATGAGCTTTACGCTCTGGTTGATATTTCAAGTGCATTGCTTGAAGACAGCGTGTTTGATCTTGAAGCGGAAATGAACCAAGAGTTTGCAGAGCAATTTGCAAAAGCGGAAGGTGCAGCGTTTATTTCTGGAAACGGAACCAACAAGCCAACAGGTATTACCAACGGCACAACGGTTTCATCAACAACGGCGGCGGGTGCAGCGGCAATTACTACCGATGACTTGATGGATTTGGTTCACGACCTCAAATCAGACTATGCCCGTGCAGCTTCATTTATGATGAACCGCGCTACACTTGGTGCAATCCGTAAGCTGAAAGATACTGCTGGTCAGTACATCTTCCAGACAGGGTTCTCAGGTCAGTCTGGTTTGCCAAACACAATCTTGGGCCATCCATATGTAGAGGCGCTTGATGTTGCGGATATTGGCACAGGAAACAAATCTGTAATCTTCGGTGATTATCGCCGTGGCTTTATGATTGTTGATCGTGTTGCGCTTTCTGTTCTGCGCGATCCATACTCACAAGCCTCATCGGGTAACGTGCGTTACATTGCACGCCGCCGCGTAGGTGG